ACCACCATCTTCTTCTGGTGTTACTTCAACGGGTCCTTTTTGTTGTGCTTCTTCTTCCTGAACACTAACTTCTTCTGTCATCTCTTCTTCTGAAGGGATGTCAATTTTCGTACGAGTGTTAGGGAGTCCTTTATCTATATCTGCCATTTATTACTCCTATATCTTCTTAACACGTTTTAATATTCCTGGCAACCCTTGTGAGTCTGGTCCTGATTCTGGTGGTGGACCTGATGGATCACCTGCTTCTTTTGCTATACCGCCACCTGCTGCTTGAAAAGGGTCTATAAACGGATCTGTTCTTCTCTCTTCTTTTCTTTTTAAATCTTCATCTGCAAGTTTTTGTTCTAGTGCTCTGCTTTCAGCTACGTTTTTATCAAACATATCTAAATCAAAAAATCTTCCTTCTTCTAATTGTGGATTAACTCTCATGAATGGTTCTTTTCTTTCTTCAAAAGTTTTTAACATGTCATCTGTTTTTTTACCTGGTCTTAACTGATTAGGATCTCTAGGCATTCCTAATTTATTTAATGAACTTAAATAACCATCAAAAGCTTTTTGTAGTTCATCACCTTGTCCATATGTAGGCATCTCTTCTTTTAATCTATCTTCTCTACTTTTCCCTGCAAGTCCATACGTTAATGTGTTTACAATTTCTTCTGTTGGTTTACCTTGTGCATAATCAAACAAACCAATCGGTATAGCGATACCTATCTCCGCTGCTATTGCAGCAGGGCCTAACACTCCTTTGATCACGCTTCCTGCACCTTTGACCGCGTTTCTAAAATTTAACAATTTAGATTGTGCAGCATTGTCTCCAGCTTTTGCTGCTTTAGATATTTGATTCAAAGATTTTTCGTATGCTCTCGGATTCATACAGTTAATACCATTTGATAACTGACATTTGATTCCTAGCTTTTTCATAAAAGGTACAAGACCTTTTACATTATCAACTTGAGTAAAAGTTTGTTGTGTGCTTACACCAGCTGTTTTAAATAAATCTGGATTGTTTTTTGCGTAAGTTTGAAAGTTTTTATTTAATGCGCTTAGATTTTGTAAAGATTTTCCTATTTCATCTTTTATGTTTAGCTTTTGAAATTCTTTTACACCATATTTAAAATTAGTTGCATCATCACTAATCTTACCAATGTTAAGATTTAAGTCTCTTGCTATTTTTTCTACAGCTTTCTTTTTATTTAAATTATTATTTTGTACAGCTTTTTCATACTGCAAAGATAAAGAATCTTTAAAACCATTATTAAGATCTGCTTCTAAAACATTTACTCTAGTTAATTGTTCTGTAGTTGCATTAAATAATTTATTTAAACTAGATTTAGATAATGGGTGATCTAACTCAAAATTTATATTTGGAAATCTTGCATTGATAGCATCTCTTAGTTGTCTATATTCATTTAAGTTTTTCTTGATAGCTAAATATTTTTTATATGTTTTTGGGTTTTTACCAAAAGCTTCATAAAACAATTCATCTATTTTATCTTTTTCATATTTAATTAATTTAGATTTCCATAATTTATTTAAAGCATTATCAGAAACTGTTGGATCATCAGGTATCCATGTTAGAGTTTTACGCATCTCCTTACCAGCAACTAACATTCTTTTGTCGTAAATATTTCTTTGTAATTTTTTAGCTTCTTCTTTTACTTGTTTTAGAGAAATACCATTTTCTTTTGCAAATGCTTTTGGATCAAAAAATTCATTTTTATTTGTTGCTTCTAATAATTTTATTTGAATACCTTGTTCTTTTGGAATTCTTTTCTCAACTCTAGACCTGCTTCTTGATTCTTTTTCAGGTAAAGCAGAGCCAAACTCTCCTAATTCTTTAAATATTTTTCTTCTAACATTTGCAAATTTTTCTCCTCTTAGAGCATCGTAGTTTTTATAACCCAACGCTTTTGCTGCTGCATCTAGGTTGTCTGCACCAAATTTATCTTGAGCTATTTTCAATCTTCTTTGATATTCAGCTTCACCGCCTTTATTAACAAAACCTTTTTTCTTAAAACCAATACGTCCACCATCAGCTCGTGGATTACGTAAATTAAATTCGTTAAATAATTCTATCTCTTTAACAGATTGTTTTGGATCAGGTCTGTTTATTTCTGATGCTGTAGTTAACTGACCGCTGTTTATTAAATTTCTAAGATTTGAAACATCACCACCTGTTTCATCTTCTATCTGTAATAGTTTTTGAAAGATGTCCATTACTCACCTAACATTCTAGCGATACCGCCTGATGCAAGTTCAGGTGGATCAAGATCTACAAGATCATTTTCTATAAACTCACCTTGTCTTCTAATGACTTCGTCCATTTCATTTTCTCCACCTTCTGATATAGCTTTTGCTCTGTCTTTTCTTTTTTTAGATTGCACAAATTCTTTTAGTGTAGGTTTTTTACCCATTGCATATTCTTTTAGTTTTGAAACATCAGATGTTAAATCTTTAATACTTGTTCCACCAACTTCATCTATTTCTATGGAATAATCATCAGGACCATCAGCTCTTCCAACTGGACCTGACTCTGCTACATCAAACTCAGCTGATGGATTTGGATCTCCTTCATCAGGTAAAGATTTTTTGTATTGTAGTTGAACTGGATCTCCATACACGTTGTCTGGACTATCATACTCAACTCTAATAGCACCATCGTCTAAATCTTGTGTTACTTTTACAGTTGTATCCTTATCTATTTTTTTCATGTGAACAATTTCTCGTTCTTTAGTAGCAAATCTTTTAGTTACATCTTCACCTTCGTTAATGACTTTTGTAACAAGGGCATCGAACCATTCGGGTTTACCAGGAACGTTATCTGTTTTAATAATTTGTTTTGTAACTTGTCTTGTTCCTTCTTTACCAAGAAGTTTTAGTGCACCCATTTTCAATGCACCAATACCAGCACCAACACCTGCCGCTGCTTTCATAAATCCTCTACGTGCTAAATCTACAGTTCCTTTTTTGTAACCGATACGACCACCGTCTGCTTTGTCCTCTGGTTCTGGTTTGTTTTTAAATCTTTGTTTTGACAAACCTGAGTATGCTTCATCGTATAAATCTAATCTTTGTTTTGTAGGTAGATCATCGTAAACTAATCCCATACGCTCTGCTAAATTTTCTGCAACTAATTCTGCATCGTATTTGATATCGTTTGCAAATCCTGGTGATGCATCTTCGATTGCATCATCTAACATTTTTCTTTTTTTCATTGCAGCAATATTCTTTTTGTTCTCTGCTTGAATCATATCTTTTAAAGTTTCTTCTGCAGATTGAACTGGTGCAGCAATATCATCAGCACCACCTCTGCTTCCTGGTGGTGGTCTATCGTCAACCGATTTTAAACCTCTCATCTCATTCTGCATTCTGTTAAATATGTTATCAAACATACCAACTTCTTGACCGCCCATAATACCTTTTGATTGGTCAATGACTCTACCTTTCATGTCAACAACTTTATTTTGATCTATGAATTTTTTTAAAGCTTCTTGTTTGATTTTTATTTTATCCAGGCCTTCTGGTTGTCTGCCCGTCACTTTGACAAAACCTCTTGTCAATCTTGCGAGTATTTCTTGTAAAGTAAATAAAGCCATTAATAATAATTCCTCTTTTGTTTATCGACTGGTTCGTCGACATAATCTTCAGGGTGATCTATCAGTCCTCCCTGTCTAAAACGCATGAGGGC